TTACTCTGCAGGTGAAGTCGGCCACTCAATATCAGGTGCGGTTGATGTATCAACACGGTTCAGCAACACCCGATACTTCTTCCAGGCTTCCAGCAACGAGTTTTCTTCCTCCGTTGCGATCTCCAGATCTACAGCATCCTGAAGTGGCGCAATATGCTCACTGAATTCCTGGATGTAGAACTGTGTGGTGACGGTCTTCCAGCCATTCGGCTCCTGCTGTATCGAAGCATACCAGGCTATTTCAATATCGCTATGCTGCGGCAGCATTTAACCCCTTGTAATTCATCGCCACAATTGATTTAATTCACAAATAAAACTATAACATGGTGAAATTAATGAAAAAAAACACAGATGATGGGGCTAAAATTTACACACCACTTACCCTAAAGCTTTATGACTGGTGGGTTTTGGGAGTATCAAATCGGCTTGCATGGGGATGTCCTACAAAGGAACACCTTCTTCCACACTTTCTAGAACATTTAGGTAACAACCATCTGGATATTGGTGTTGGAACTGGGTTTTACCTTACTCACGTACCTGAGAGTAGTCTGATATCTTTAATGGATTTGAACGAAGCTAGCCTGAACGCGGCATCGACAAGGGCTGGGGAATCAAAAATTAAACATAAAATTAGCCATGATGTTTTTGAACCTTATCCCGCGGCATTACATGGTCAATTTGATTCCATTTCCATGTTTTACCTTCTTCACTGCCTGCCTGGAAATATATCTACAAAAAGCTGTGTAATACGCAATGCGGCGCAGGCCTTAACTGACGATGGAACTCTATACGGAGCCACAATTCTTGGTGACGGCGTTGTGCACAATAGCTTCGGTCAAAAACTGATGCGCATTTACAATCAAAAAGGCATCTTTTCAAACACAAAAGATTCCGAAGAAGGCTTAACACATATACTCTCAGAGCATTTCGAGAATGTTAAAACCAAGATTAAAGGTACTGTAGTAATGTTTTCCGCTTCAGGGAAAAAATAGCATCCAGCCGCAGCACGTTCTTGCGCACGACGTGCTGCGGCATAATCCCAATGATTACTCCCTGACAGGGTTCGTAGGCCACTCAATATCAGGTGCAGTTGATGTATCAACACGGTTCAGCAACACCCTGCATGCCTTCCATGCCGCCAGCAATGATGTTTCCTCCTTCGTTGCATATACTGCTCACCTTTTTCACCCACGATTAACCAACAGCCAGATTCGCAGGCACGCCCCACCACGGCATATTCATACGCTTGCCATGTCCGAACATTTCAATCCAGCGATATTATGCCTGGGGTGTTCAAGCGCAATGAAGTACGTATTGTATCTTCGCGATTTTTTATAGGCTAATTGACGCGCAATTCTGAGCGGGGAGCGCACAATCAAACAGCACAGAATGGATCGCTGATATTTATCCTTTTGTCGGTTTATCAAACAACAAGAGAGTCAATAGCGGATTGTCCCTACATCCATTTCTGGCGAATCCACTAACCAGAAATTATCTGGCTTTACAGCCAGAATGATCCAGGCAGTGTTTGTTGTTGATGACCAGGAAGGCAGCACATCGTATGCCGGGTCATCGCAAGAATCACGATAACCGTACTCATTAAAAAGTGGAGCCATTGCTGCCACAAGATTCACCGCATTCAGCTCATTACCCAGCTTGCGCTCAAAAAGTGCCACACCTGCCGTTCCTTCCACCCACACGCCACGGCTGTGACCACTATAACCATAATCAGGGTGGTACGGTGTGTAACCCGTGGTTTCCCTCGTACCAAATAAAAAACGCCCCATATATTTTCGGCACTTAGCCGCTTTCTCAGCATCAATATTGGCAACAAACAATCCGCCCCAGGAAGACTGATCCAGCGCCGCTGCGTTGTCATAGTGGGTTGAATGAACCCCCTGTCGAAATCGGCCTTCATCTTCCACCCACAGACCTCTGATGATGCTCTTTGCCAGCCTGTCAGCCCGCTCACTGAAACCGTCAAATCCCAGCCGTCCCATCAGTTCAAACAAAAACCAGATATCAACGTTATGCTCCAGTGCGCACCATTCGGCGACAAAAGTTTCATCAAAATTGCCGTCCACATAACGCCCCTGCCCCCCTTTATACAGGCCTTCACGCAGGTCGCCTGGTGTGCTCACCAGAAAAGTATCCAGCCAGGCAATGCCTGCCAATAGCTTTTCTCTGACCCGCGCAGTCTGAGTACCGTCCGGATACTTCTCCAGATAGAAAGCAAGAGCATAATAAACCCATGCCGCATTGCCCAAGCGGTAATAGGTACGCGGTGACATGGCAGACAGCCTGTTAACAAAAAACTTTACTCCACCGTTTTCATCAACAAGCGCACACAAGCCCGCAACGTATCTTTCTACAGCCTCATGTCGCTGAACCATCAACGCCAGTGCTGCCAGCGCCTGGTCATACGTGTAACACCGATCTTTCATCACCCTGATCACTTCGGGGTCTGCGTCCTCCGGCATCCAGTAGCTACGAATGAGCAGTGGAAACTCCAGCGTTGTGATCCACGCATTATCCTCAATCCGAATAAGACGAAACTGTTTTGCTCCCGTCCAGCAACGTCTGAAATAGAAAGTTCCGTCACTATTCAAATTAGCGTCGCCGTTAAAATACTCTCCGGTTGTATAAGCATACATATCGACTTTATACTTTTCAGGTTCAGGAATATCGCAATATCCGTTAACTGCACCGACATAATTAAAATCGATATTTTCTTTTATTTTTAAAGATATTGATGTATTAACAACCTCGGGTTGTTCCAGTTTTAACATTGCAGTAGTGCAACGACTCACGATGTCGTCAAAGTTCTCAAAGCGCAAACCGGGAAAACTATCGGCTATTCCCTGCATTTCAGACAGTAACGCTTCTGCCCTTTTTGTCGCTGATATTGCCACATCTGCACTTCGTTGCGCCTGACTTGTCAAATCTTCAAATCGTTTCACCACATCTGGCTTCAGGTCGCCTTCGTCGGGGGCAGTCAGAAAATCATTCAGCGTACCTGGTCTGGAACCTTCATAAACGGTAATGGTCCCGGCATGTGAAGGCGGAAAACCTTCAACCAACAGGGTGACGCTGTATTGACCATACTCAACATCCATGCTGTAACGTCCAGCTTCATCCGGATTTTCTGAGGCCACCGTGTTCACCACAACCGTTGTGCTGTTACGTTTTGCCTTCAGTTGAATAGTGCAGTTCTGTATTGGTTTTCCCGCACCATCTTTCAGCACACCTGAGATTTTTACTGCTGCCATATCCACCCCACAAAAAAGCCCGCCAGAATATGCGGGCTGTCATAACACTGCTAATCAGAATTTATAACCGACACCCACGATAAAACCGTCAGTGCGCCAGTCACCACTGCCGGAGCCTTCATAAGCAATATCAATGGCCACGGATTCGGTCGGGTTAAACTGCACGCCAGCCCCCCACGCCAGAGACGTGTTACTGTGGCGACCATCATCACTTGCGGTCAGCACATCGTGCGTTTTCCCCTTGTTGTCAGTTACGCGGAGATAATCCCCGGAGAAAGTCGAAACACGGCTGTAAGCCACACCCGCCATCGCATATGCGCTGAACCACTCATTCACGCGCACAGATGGCCCCGCCATCATGCTGAACCAGCGGTTACGCACGGAATCTTCATGCCAGCGGGTATCACTGTAACGGGTAATCTGGCGATTCTTGTCTCCGGAATAACTGAATGACGTCACCAGCCCCAGCGTGTCCGTAAATTCATAACGGTATTTCACGTTAATGCCCTTCAGGTCATCGTTGCCGGGCATATCAGTATGGGACTGAATATACCCGGAGCTTAGTGTGGACTGATGCTCTGCTGCACTCGCTGGCGTACCAGCGGCGACCAGCCAGACTACTGCAGACAGAATAACAGCACATAATTTACGCATAATTACCTCTCGCTTTTCTGCAATAAAAAAGGCGTCATTTCTGACGCCCGTATTGGGGTTATAAAATTCAGCTGATACTGATGCCTGCGGTGGCTTTCTTCATCACCACAACCAGCAAATCGCTGATACTTGCTGTGGGATACCAGTTATTTACCAGCCATGCTGACACCGAAAACTCCAGTGTCATGTGACCGTGACCGGCAGGCATATCAATAACGCCACTGTAAATCAGCGTATTATCCAGCGCGGTACGGTTATAAATTTCAGCACCGTTTTTCCGCACTATCAGACGGCATGAGGAGTAAATATCAGTATGCTCTCTCTCATGCTTAGCGCCACTGAATGCCACCGCCGGAATAACAATTTGCCGGTCAAACGGCTGATCGTCATAAACCCTGACGGTAATGGTCCTTGATGGCCACCGCTCCGGTGCTCGGGAGTCACGGGGGAAAGCTTTGCCCACTGTTTTAACGAGATCGCCTTCAATCTGGTGCGCGGACAGTTTTCCCAGAACCCGACAGTTCTCGTTAATCGTGACGTTGTTGAGCGTCCCTGAGTTCGCATTCACGTTACCGCTGATATCGGCATTTTTAGCGGTCAGCTTTCCGTCCGGTGTCAGGGAAAATGCCGGCGGATTTCCACCGCTGGTAATGGTGGGAGCCGTCAGGCGTTTCAGGAACACGTCGTTCATGAATATCTGGTTGCCCTGCGCCACAAACATCGGCGTTTCATTCCCGTTTGCCGGGTCAATAAACGCGATACGGTTAGCGGCAACCAGAAACTGGCTCAGTTTGCCTTCCTCCGTGTCCTCCATGCTGAGGCCAATACCCGCGACATAATGTTTGCCGTCTTTGGTCTGCTCAATTTTGACAGCCCACATGGCATTCCACTTATCGTTGGCGTCCTTCCACTCTTTCGAAAACTCCTCCAGTCTGCTGGCGTTATCCTCCGTCAGCTCGACTTTTTCCAGCAGCTCCTTGCCGAGATGGGATTCGGTTATCAGGCCTTTGAAAAAATCCAGGTAACCTTCCGCATCATCGCTCGCCCGACCGACGGCCTCCACGAATGCCGATTTGCCAACGGTGTTCACACTGCGGATATAAAAGTAATAATCATGGCCCGGTTTGATATTGATACTGGCGGCTATCCAGTACAGCCCCGTGCCAAGGTAGCGGGCTGTGGTTTCAACCTGCCTGATATCAGCAATCCGTTTTTCCGAGAACCAGAACTCAAACTGTACCGTCGGATCATAAACCGCAAGATGCGGCGTGGCGGTTATCTGAAAATAGCCCGGCGTCAGCTCAATCCGCGACGGTGCTGCCGGTGCGGCAATCCGGAACGATACCGATGCCGGATCGCCCTGCTGTCCCCACGCATTTACCGCCCGGACTGTCAGCCTGTAATTTCCTGGCGCCAGTTGCGTGAAGCGGTATGTAGTTTCCGTCGTCCTGGCCGTGCTGACCAGCCGCTCACTGCCATCGTCCGCTGTTACGGTCAGACGGAGCAGGAAGCTCACGCCCTTCACCACCTTCGGTGTGTCCCATCGCGCCAGCACCTGATACTCCCCGCTGTCTGCGGTGACTTCGGCAGTCAGGTGCTGCACCGCTGGCGGCGTGACACCATTCACCGTGCCGCTCTGGTCGCCGTCAAAGTGCGCCCCGTTATCCACGATGGCTTCTTTTTCCGGTACATGCTGCACGGCGGTGATGGCATACGTGCCGTCGGCGTTCTCACGGATACTCACGCAGCGGAACAGGCGCTGGCGCAGCGTCGGCAGCTTCAGCCCCCACACGCTGTATTCAGCAACGCCGTCAGGAACACGGCTCACTTTCACCTTCACGCCGTCGGTGACGGACTGAACCTCCACGCTGACCGGATTGCCACTTCCGTCAACCAGGCTTATCAGCGTGGTACCGGAGGATGGCAGCGTGATTTCACGGTCGAGCGTCAGCGTCCGGGTCTGGCTGTTTACCGCCAGCACGCGCCCGCCGGTGCTGATACCGGCATAGTCATCATCACAGATTTCAATGACATCGCCCGGCACATGGCGAAGCCCTTCGGCACCCACGCTGAAGTCCACGGTCTGCGTTTCCAGCAGTTCTGTTTTAATCAGCCACAGCCCGGCTCGGTGCGCCTGCCCCCGACTGGTACAGCCAAACGCATCCATCTTCGTGACGTTACGACCGTAACGGGCAATGGCCTGCGAGTCCTCCACAAGCTCTGTTGCCGTCTCCCAGCCGTTATCCGGGTCAATCCAGTTCACCTCAACGGCATTATGGCGGTCTTTCAGGGCGCTGAAGCTGTAGCGGAACGGCGCGCCATCATCCGGCATCACCACATTACTGCGGTTATAGGTCCACACCTTATCTGATGGTCGGTCCTGCACGAACGTCAGCGTCTGCCCGTTCCATACCGGCATACAGCGCATCGCCGAGCAGAAATCACTGAGCACATCCCACGCCTTACGCTGCGTGGTAAGCCAGGCATTACAGGTGATGCGCGGCTCCGTGCCGCCAAAACCGTCCGGCACTGACTGGTCGCAGTACTGGCCGATGACATACAGCGCCCATTTATCCACATCCGCCGCACCAAGACGTTTCCCCATGCCGTAGCGCGGGTGGGTCAGCATATCCCACAGACACCATGCCATGTTGTTGCTGTATGCCGGTTTAAACGTCCCGTCCCAGATACCGCTGTATTGCCGCGTCTGCGGGTTATAGTTCGATGGCACCTGCAGAATGCGCCCGCGAAGATGATAATTACGGCTCACCTGCTGGCTGCCGAACTGTTCCGAGTCCACCTGCACGCCGACCAGTGCCGTGTTCGGGTAGCACTGTTTCACATCGATGATTTCAGTGTATGACGACCAGAGCGTTTTGTTCTGCAGCTGGTCTGTGGTGCTGTCCGGCGTCATCCTGCGCATCCGGATATTGAACGGGCGCGGCGGCAGGTTACCCACCACCACCGAGGCCAGATACTGCGAGGTGGTTTTGCCCTTAATGGTGATGTCTTTTTCCGTCACCCAGCCACCATTACGCTGTATCTGAACCAGCAGGCGAACTTCCGACGGATTCCGGTCCCCCTTTGAGGTGGTTTCCACCAGTGCCTGCACGCCGAAGGTAAAACGCAGTCGGTCAATGTTTGCCGACGTGATGGTCCGGGTGATCGGCGTGTCGTATTTCACTTCCGTACCCAGCACCGTCTCGGAGCCGGAGGATTCAAATCCCTCCGGCGGTGTCTGCTCCTGCTCACCGGCCCGGAACACCACCGTGACGCCGGAGATGTTGGTATTCCCCTCACTGTCCAGCACCGGCGTACTGTTCAGCAGCACGCTTTTTAATCCCTCCACCGGACCTTCAACCGGCCCTTCGCTGATGGCATCGATCACACTCAGCAGCTGCGTGGACTTCAGGTTGTCCCTCGCTTCGCGCGGGGTATGCCCCTTACTGCTTCCTTTACCCATTCCTCACACTCCATAAACAACAAAGCCGCCCAAAAGGCGGCTCATGAGTTACGGCAGGATTAACTATTATTTACATGCATTAACACTATCAGCAAAAATTTTTGGCGTTAATGCTGGTACACGTTCATAAAGAGTAAAACTACTGCCATTTCCTGCTTTTTTGATATCAAGCACAACATCATATCCCCCCATAGCCTGTGGAACTAAAAGGCTTACCCCATTCTCAATAGGAAGGGATGTTATAGGTGTTCCATTACCAGCCCATTGTCTGGATATGCAGCCTGACAATTCATCAATATTTTTTAATGAATTACCTTCCATTACAGGTTTTCCGGATTTTACGTAATCCAAAGATTTACATCCTGTTAAGGCAATAATCGTGCAGAATAAAATCGTTTTGTTCATATAGCTAACCAATAGAATAATTATCAGTGTTCGATATAAATATTAAATCAGTTAGAACATGAGTAAATAATATTACCGCCCAATTACCACAACCTGACCACCATCCCCTTCATCTGCCGTGCTGATCTCCTGAGATGCCACACGTGACCCCACGCGCATTTCACCGTACAGAACAGGCAGGACATTGCCCTGGGCAACCATGTTATCCAGTGAGGAGAAATAGGTGTTCTGTTTGCCGTTATCCGTTGTCTGTGTACGTGGAGTTTTGGGTTTAGGAGCCAGCATCTGTGCGACACCACCAAGCGTCATCGCTGCCCCCATAGAAAAGAGAATGTCACTGAAAGCGATACTGATCCCCGGCATCCAGATTGCCGTAGCAATCAACGCCGCACCCAGCACCGCCTGAAACACACCGCCACTTTTTGCTCCCGCAAGACGCGGCACGATGTGGATCACGGCACCATTTGCCAGCGGCTCATTAAGACGGGCAGATAATTCGGTTTCTCCTGCATCCCGCCCGGCAATCCGTACCTGATACCAGCCATCGCTCAGTTTCTGACGAAACGCCGGGAGCTGTGTGGCCAGTGCCCGGATGGCTTCAGCCCCCGTTTTCACACGAAGGTCGATGCGGCGGCCAAATCGTTGCAAATCCCCGTAAAGGCAGATGCGTGCCATGCCCGGTGACGCCAGAGGGAGTGTGTGCGTCGCTGCCATTTGTCGGTATACCTCTCTCGTTTGCTCAGTTGTTCAGGAATATGGTGCAGCAGCTCGCCATCACCACAGTAAATAGCGGCATGATTCGGCACCGATGAACCAAAGCAGCACAGCAGCACATCGCCCGGCTGCGCCGCTGACAACGGCACCTGATACAGCCCCGTTGCCTCCAGATTATCCAGATAGAGATTCTGACCGTGACGCCACCAGTCATCCTCACGATGAAAGTCCGGCATCTCAATCCCCGCCAGATGGTAAGCATCCCGGAACAGTGTGTAACAGTCCGTCACCCCGTACTCAAAGCGCCGCCCGGTGAGATGCGGCACACAGCGGAACTTGTGAATCGCCCCCCGGCAGACCAGCCACCACGGCAAATCGCTCTGCACCTGTAGCCGCCGGTCAGCCTCACTCAGCCAGGGCAGACCACCGGGGTGGCTGTGGACCAGCGCCACAATCTCACCCTGCATCTCTGCCTGCAGCCAGTCCTCCGGAGCCATCCGGAAATAATCCTCCGGCTCACCGGAAATATTCACGCAGGGAAAATATCTTTCCCCCTCCGGCGTTCTCACCACGAAGCCGCACGACTCCGCTGGCGCACATCGCCGGGCGTGCGCCAGAATCGCTGATTCTGTCTCTGTCATGGGATTTACTGCGAAAGTTTGTTAATGGAAAGGAAGCCGCCAAAGTTGCCGACGTTATTGCGAAACTTACAGCCACTCAGGCATTTGCTGCATTTATCCTTCGTGATATCGGACGTCGGCTGGTCATATTCATCCGCGACCGCCGGACCGTGGTAACCGCACTCATCGCCGCGATAGGTCCAGGTGCAGGTGTTGGCCAGCATGATTCGTCCCGGAAAAACAGCGCCGTCCGTTTCCGTCGGCGTGGACAGTACAAAAGAGGCACTGACCGCGCTCAGTTCGCTGCACTGCTCGATGCGCCAGCGGCTGATCACCTCCTGCTCCGGATCGGCATCGCTGTTTCCGTTGACGAAGTTCACCGCATCCAGAAAACGGGCGTAAACCTTACGCCGGACCACCGTTCCGCCGACCAGACTCTGCAGATCTTCCGCCATCCCGCTGACCATACCGTACAGGTTAGAAACCGTCAGCGTGGGGCGCGTACTGGTGCCTTTGCCATTCAGTTCAAAACCACTCCCCTGAATGGGATACGGCTGATACTGTCGCCCCTGCCAGGTGACCGGCTCACCTTTTTCGTTCTGCTCATTACAGAAAAAATAACGTTCTCCACCGACCTCTGTCAGATCGATTTCCCAGAGCACCACGCTGGCCGACTGCTCCGCACGGGTGCATTCATTCAGTGTTTCCTGCCGGATATCCTGCATCAGTTCACCACCTGTTTAAACTCTGCGCTGAACTCAACACGCAGCATACTGACCTGCGACGACCATTTTGCGCAGGTCACCTTTATCTGCCTGTAACCATAAGGCGGCGTCCACAGAAAGGCCTTCCAGCCCCCGTGCTCAGCCAGAAACGACTCCAGCGCCGTGGCCTCCTCACGGGAGACAGACAGCGTCACGCTGTACGTTTTCAGGTCAGCGTTCAGCCCGGCAGGCGCACGCTGAGAATAGCCATCACCAAAGCGCACCTTTCTTACGGAAGGGGCCGAAGCCACATCCATACCGGGTTTCACTTTCCAGCGAAAGGTTTTCATCGTCCACCTCCGGAGAACAGACCACCATCACGGGACTGCTGTTGCATAAAGTCCGCTGCTGCTTTTTTCCCGAGGTCATAAACCACCTTCAGGGCAGCCGGACCTATCTGCCCGTTCGTGCCATCGTTATTGATCTCGATGTTGTACTGCGGGGCAAACATCGCCATACCTGAACCACCAATATCCGCCACAACCCCCAGCTTACCGTCAGCACCACGACGCAGTGGCAGAATGGCTTCAGGTCCAGCTTCCCCCATCACACCCGCGCCTTTTGCAAAAGCAAAAAACGTCGGACGGTTAACTACCGTGCCACTGTAGCGACTCAAATCAGCAGACTGATAAACACCTCCATCCGCATTGGGCGTCACACTGGCAGCTGCTGCCCTCCCCCAGCCAAACGCCGAACCAACCCCCTTCACTGCCTGCATCATAGCCATCTGCGACATGATTTTTGCCAGATCAGAAAGGAGCGAGGCGGTAAAAGATTTGAAGTTCAGTTTTCCGGTGGTGCAGAACGTCGCCAGTGCATTACCTGCGCTGTTAAATGCCGCTGTAAACATCTGCTCAGCGGTACCTGCCGCGTTATCCGCACTCTCTGTAAAATTCTGAAACGCCCGCATGGCACCGTTTTTCCAGTTACCCTGAGCAATTTCAAGCTGTTGCCAGTAACGGCGATTCTCATTCAGTTGCCTGTTCAGGCTCTCCGTCAGCGCCTGCTCGGCCTTTCTGTAGTCATCCGTGTTATATGTCCCTTTCTGCTCACTATCCCGCCTCAACTGCTCCAGCTGTTGCTGGTATTTCTGGCGAAGACTCAGTTGTACCTGATATCGCTGCCGCTGCTGATCACCCATACCCACCGTGGCGATATCCAGGTCATGTTGCTGGCGCTGAGCGCGCTCTTCTTCAGCCAGTTGACTGGTCAGCTGAATTGTTTTTTTCTTCAGCTCGTTGAGTGCCGTCTGTTTCTGAAGCTCCTGCTGTTTTACATCCAGCAGTGTCAGTGCCTGAATCAGTTCATCTTTACGGGCCAGCACACTCTTTTCATCTGCCGTCAGTTTTTTCCCGTCCAGGTCGCTGATGCGCTGCTGCAGAGCCAGAAGCTGTTTATGCGCTTCTGTCATCCTGTCAGTGGCAATGCCTGCTGACTGTCTGGCAGCAGCAATCTGCCCTTCCACCTGTGCCTGTTGCTGACTGTACTGCAGCAATAACCGGGTGGTCTCATCATTACGGGTTTCGCGTGTTTTTTTCTTACCGGATGCCAGGGCTTTCTCGTAACGTTCATTTTCACGTTGTATCGCCGCATCCCTGACAGCCTGGTCGGCGTACTGCATGGCATTAATACGCGCAATTTCACGCTGATGTCGTGCTGCTTCCGTTTCATTCATCCGGTTCAGTGCAGCATTTTCAGCATTACGGCGTTTCTGTTGCTCCTGATAATTCCGCTCTGCCTGCTCTTTTGCATCCTGCAAATCCTTCTGGCGTTTTTTCTCCTGAAGATCGTTAAGACGCTGCTGATCGTACTCCACCTGAGTGGATGAATTCGTCCACGAAAACTTTTTCGCCCGCTGAATTTTTTCCTGTAAGGAAGCTATCTGCCCATCCAGTGAATCTTCACGACCGATGTTCATGGCCGCGTCCCAGAACTGCTTCCACCAGTCAGACAAGGTTTGCAGCGTACTACCCAGCGCATTGAGGTTATTATCAATATCCGCAGTACGCCGACCGGTTTCCTCCGCCAGTGCAGACATGGCTATCCGTGCCGCATCACTGGACCGCCCCTGCTCCCCAAGGACGCGTATCTGCTCAAGCTGAGTGGCAGTAAGAAAATGCAGCTCATTGTCCAGAGCCTTCGCGGCATTTACAGGATCATCCTTCAGCCGCTTAAACTGACTTATAGTATCGCTGACCGACTGACCAACCGATCGCTCCATCTGTGCGGCAGCTCTCGCCACCATACCGATATCGTTTCCACGAAATGCACCACTCCCCACCACCTGAGCCAGCGCACCGGCTGCAGCATGTTGCGTGATACCATTCCCGGAAATAGCACGACTGAGCGTCCACAGCTGCCCGGCAGTGACTCCGGCATAATGCCCCGTCAGCGACAGCTGGCGGTTAAATTCTTCCCCCTCCTTCTGACCGTCATACCAGGCTTTACCCAGACCATAGAGGGCCGCGGCAATACCGCCAATAACCCCGCCCAGCATCATACCTTTCGGTGACATCAGTGTGTCTATCCATCCGGCACGGTTAGCCAGCGTTATCCCGGATCCCCTCAGCGCCCCTAAATTGCCGCGGGCCAGTTCACCTATCAGAACGCCTATCTCCCGGCGGGCCGCTGCACTTTTCAGCCCCAGCGAATGCGTGGCTTTTCCTGCCTGCTCCATTTTGCGGATATACAATTCTGCAGCACTGCTTACCCCCAGCTGGGCAGCCTTAGCACGAAGCAACTCAGAAGAAGAAAGATTCTGGCGGGTTGCCTGCTCTTTAAGCTGACGGATAAACGCCACTTTCTGTCGGGTAGCCTCTTCCTCAGCCTGTGTAAGAACACGGGTTTTCGCAGTAACCTCAGAAATCAGTGCCAGATAATCCTGCTGACCAATCCCACCACTGTTTCTGGCCTGTCGGATCTGCTGCTGAATACGCTGTAATTCCTGCAGCCCCGCACTGGCCTGTTTTACACTGTCAATCTGACGATAAAACGCAGCAGCCGCTTTATCCTGAGCCTCCGCCAGAGCCATGGCCTGCGCCTGTTCCTCGCGCATTTTCTGGCTCAGTGCCTCCATACGCTGGCGGGTTTTCTCCACCTCGCGGGCCATGCGTTCATGAGCCTGTGCGCTCTTCTCCACCGTCTGCGCATGGACGGATGCGGCTGTTGCAGCCGAAGAAGCCGCCTGCATTGTCTGCCGGGCGGCCTGAGTCTGACGCTCCATAAAACGCTGCATACGGGCAGAAGACCGTTCTGCATCGCTGGCTGCACCATTCAGAAGGTTTTTGATACGGGGAATTTCATTTTTAAACTCTGCCGCATCAATCCCCAAATCAATGACCAGGTTGGCTATCTGGTCCATAACGCACACCTCCGGAAATACCTTCCCCAAGATGCATCAGTTCTTCGTCCGTTCGCTCCGGTATCCCGTTCTCTTCCGGTAAAAGGCTGAAATCAGCCACCGCAGCATCACTGCTACCGGACACCATTCTCACGATCAATGCCTTCAGCGAGGCAAACTGCGCATCCATCCACACATCACTGAAGCTCTGCATCCGGAAATAATCGCCCCACTCACCAAGCTCAGTGGCCGACATTTCCGACAGCATCCGCCGCCAGTCTGCCCGCCGGAACTCCCGGGCAAGCCGCATGACAAACTGCATTTCCCGCGTCAGGACTTTTCCGGCGTCAGCACCTCATGCTCCAAATCCCCGGCATTCTCAATGGCTCCCATACCGCTCAGCGACAGAACCATCTCCGCCCCCGCTCCCAGGGCATCATACGACCATGTTGTAATAACGGATGCGCAAAGCGTCTCAACATCCTGAGACTGTTCCGCATTCCACAGTGAGCGGGAAACCAGCCAGGCATTGATATCCATCCCCATCCGCAGAAAAGCAATCTGTCGTTCAGCCTCCGGCAGTTCTCCCTCTTCGGCATCAAACTTTGCCGTTCGCTGCTGAACAAACGCCAGATATTCAATTCTCTGCAGCCCGGACAGCTCACTGAGCACCACGGACTGCTTTTCATAATTAAACGTGCCCTGTTTCAGAAACATCATGTTCTCCACCTGCAAAAAAGCCCCGGATAACCGGGGCAAATGATGAGTATCGTCCTGTTAACCTGCGGCGCTGACAGCCACCGTAGCCACTGCCACAAAATCGCCGTCAGAAGTCATGCCCACAATGCTGACACTGCCCTGCTTCACGCCTTTCACCGTGGCCACAAGCCCGTTCAGGGTCACCGTGGCAGTCTGTGGATCTGTCGAATGCACACTGATCGCTTTGTCACTGGCTCCGTCAGGTTTTACTGTAAAGGTCAGCGTGGTGGTTGCTCCCACTTTTACACTGGCAGATGCCGGTGCCACCGTCAGCCCGGTAACGCCCACAGTTTCAGTGCCTTCCTCTGCCAGATACGGACGCCCCACACCGCTGATTTTCACTGTGCGGGTCATCACGTCTTTTGAGGCAATGGTTTTACCCAGTGAGCTCAGCCAGCCACGGAAAACATCAACAGTGCCGTTGGGATATTTGATACGAAACGCGCAGACTTCACCAGAGTCGAACAACTGAACCAGTTTTTTCTGCCCGCTGTCACCCGGACGCCAGGCCAGCGTCGCCGAAGTATCACCGACGGATTTCTGCCCCTGGGTTGTCGTTTTCCAGTCTGCATCTTCATCATCGAGATAAGTGTCATCTTCTGCATCAGCGGTCATTTCGCCAGGTTGCAGATCCTTCACCATCGCAAGACGCAGCCAGTCAGTGTCCGACAAAGGATTCGCAAACGCATCGCCGTTGCCGGTATACATCCAGAACGTCGTCCCCGCACCTTTCGTCTTTGCCAGTGGATTTGGTGTGGTCATTACCACCTCCTTAATTCGTGTACGTGATCTGGTACGTGATTTCCGCCATCGCCCAGGTGGCCATCTCATTATCACGTTGATAGTTAAAACCGAGTGGGATCAGGGTGTCGATGAGTCCGGAAAGTGCCGGTATATCATTCAGGGCAGGAAAAATGGTGCTCTCCATCCACATATCCAGCTCTGAATCCGGTGCCTGTGCCCGGATGAAGACGGCAATATGCAGAACAGCCTGCCAGTCATCTTCATCCGTCATTTTTCCGGTGTACTGAGCATCACTCAGCCACACCGCCACGGCAGGCAGTTCCTGCGCATCAATAAATGCCGGAAGCCCGTCAAAAAACGTGGCGCTGTCTCCACACTGTTCCCGAAGGCGTGCCAGTACGACCTGGCGGATTTGTGTATGTCGGTTCATCGGGTCAGCCATAATCTCAGTTGTTGTTTCAGTGCATACCCCAGCTGTTTCGGCATTTCCGCAGCAATGATGCGGTCGCGGGCATCTTCAAATGCCTGTGTCAGCGGTCCGGACAGCGGGATTTTCACTACCTCCACAGGAAGACGATTTTTTCTTGGCCTGCCCTGATGGTCATGCCCTGTTGCAAAACGCGCTTCAGGAAGACGCCTCAGAACATGCCAGCGGCCATTCGCCAGTTGCTGAACAAATGCCCCCCGGAAAAAGTATTTTCCCACTCTCAGTCCTTCACCAGCACGCCGCCGTGTTGTGTTCAGTTTGATGGCGGGCAGATTGCCCCGGTTAACGCGGATCCTGGCCGTCATTTTTCCTGACGGACTGGCTTTAAACACCCGGACACGCTGACGTACCAGTTTCAGGGGGATCCCTTTCACCTGGTTATCTCCCGCAACGGTATTCCCGGCAACCTGCCGGGTGGCAACCGAGACCGCTTTCTGTGCCACACGGTTTATCGCCCATGCGCTGGCCTGTGGCACCATACGGGTATCAAGGCTGTTCAGATTGCGGATGGCATTCTCAAGCCCCTTCATCCCACACCTCTTTACTCAATAAAGATCATTGGCTTACCGTTAAAGCGTTCATGCCGTGTGACCGTCCATTGTTGTCCGTCATAAACAACGCGATCCCCGCGCCGTGGGCGGTATCCCGAAGAAAACACCACCAGAGAGACCGCAGGTCCGGACAGAGCATTCAGCTCTGCCAGTGTTTCTCCCGGGATCACAGTCATATCGACATCATTAATCGAGGCTGTCTTTCCCATCTTTCTGACCGTGATCGCATCCATACGCGCTGCCAGCCGGGAAAAGGGATCAGACATTGAGTTTTACCGGCACTTCTTCTGCACTGGTTCCGGCATCTGCCCAGACAACCCCGACCAGCGGATCAGAGCCGCTGTTAGTCAGCTGAACTTTTCCGGACTTCAGATAAACCTTCTTACCCGTTTTCATGTCATCCGTTTTCAGCTTAGGCAGCATAAACACACCTTCGGTCATGCCGTCGCCTGTTTCACCCTGTGGAATATCGGTCAGCGCCACCGCAAAAACATCACCCACCTGCACCAGATCTCCGCTGCTGATGGCTGCACTGGCAACAATCGCCACCGTTTTTCCTTCTTCTACAAAATTCTTTGCCATAACTGTCTCCGCACAGCCCCGTTCAGGGGCTGATTTCAGGTACAAAAAAAGCCCTTACGGGCCATCAGAGTTGTTGTCTGCGACGTTTACGCCGTACATTTCACCAGACCGCGGTGATCAACTGGCGCGACACCGGCGTCAATACGCACTTTCGTTGTCACGCCATCCACACTGAAGCCCTCCATCTGATCAATATATGGCGTATCCACACCGTTGAGATAAGCCACTTCAATCGTATCGGAGCCTTTTGACGCAGCCAGGTAGAAGGTGGTCTGGCTGTTATCATCAAGACGAGGCTCTGCAATAACGGTCGCAAAATCTTTCACCGGGTTAATAATACCGGCGTTAATGTCAGCCCCCTTGACACTTGAGGAGCGAATGACCTGGTTAGCAACAGACTCCATCGCCGTCGGTACCAGTACGAACGCAGGACGAATATTCAGATGACGCCCCCCTCTTTCTGAACGCGCATCAACTGGCGGGCTTTATCCAGCGATGCCACGTCCATTGCAGCGCTCTCCAGTACGTTTGCATGTTTCGCTTTATCGAACAGACTTACATTATCTGTGGAGATTTTCGGGTTAGACGTCAGAATGGCATAAACCAGATCGGCAATAGTGGATTTCGCCGCACGGCCCAGTTTCATCGGGACATCGGTCAGCATATTCAGATCATCATTGATAATGGCCTGACGGGTGATACTGAACAGCTCGCCATAGGTCGCCAGTGCAATAGTGGCCTGTTTATCTCCGGTGGTGACGTATTTATATTCCGCCCCTTCACGCACCTGACGCAGAGCACTGAAGCCCCCCATACCCACACGATGGGCAATTTTAAAATCAGACAACTGACCTTTCCGGGTCCACTGTTCGTAAGTCTCAGGGGCTTCTTCCCAGCCCTGCAGAATGGCTTTGTTCGCGACATCCAGCAGAATATTACCGAAATCAGACGTACTGTGCGTGAACGCTGCCCCGACCATCTGCATCGGGTTATACCCGGAAACCCCAATCCCCCGTTCTGTCAGTGACATTCGGGCATATTCACGCAGGGTCATCCCGTTATAGACGTTATCCTGTTCACGCTCAGCAAATCCGGCACGCGCCATCAGCGCCTGACGGATCCCGTCCCCCACAAAATTACCGTTTCCAGCATAAATATGGGCCGGGGTATTTTTATTTGATGGTGAAAATTCCTTACCCATTTCGTTAAGTAATTTCTCACGGGCCTGCTCAAGCGAGCACTCCGGATCGGAAAGACAACTGGCCTGCAATGTCTGATAACGCCCGCCAAACATGGCAAACAGATCATTAATACCGTTTACACGCGCTTTTTGCTCTGCCAGTACCTGCGCACGGATACTGCTTTCATCTGCGGAAGGTGCATTTGTGGTAGTCGCGGTTGTAGCAACTGGAGCCGTAGTCTGATCCTGTGTCTGAGATGCAGTATTTTTGTTTTCAGGTTCACGCGTTGCACTGTTGCGTGGCGGAATAATCATATTTCGAATGGATTCCGGCATTTTTTTAAATTCCTCTGTACGTTTTGACTGAATACATGCCATTGCCTTAACTTCCGGTGTCACCTGGTCAGCAAATCCGTGTGCCAGACATTCGGCACCGGACATCCAGGTTTCATCCGCCAGCATGGCAGCAATTTCATCGGTGGTTTTCCCGGTTTTCTGCGCATAAGCAGGCAACAGAACCGACTCAACTTTATCAAGCAGGTCGGCATAATCACGCATATCATCCGCATCGCCACCACTCACTCCCCATGGTTTATGGATCATCATGAATGCGTTTTCCGGCATGATGACGGGCTCACCCACCATTGCAATGACCGATGCCATGGATGCCGCGACACCATCCACATAAACAGTAATAGACGCCCCATGATTTTTCAGCGCATTAAAAATGGCGATACCTTCAAAGACATCGCCACCAGGTGAATTGATATGGAGATTAATGTGAGTGATATTACCCAGCGCATTCAGATCGCTAACAAACTGCTTCGCCGTAACTCCCCAGAAACCAATCTCGTCATAGATATAAATATCTGCGTCACTTTTATGACCCGCCTTCATCCTGAACCAGGAATTATTCTTCAGACTGGCCTTCGGTTCGCCGCGAAACCACGCGTTCTGTTTCAGCATTACCACCTCCTTTATCGCAGGCCGGATCGGTATCAAACACCAGATCCAGCCTGCGGTTTTCATCAATTTCGGCCTTGCGCCGACGTTTAACATCATCCGGATTACGACCACTGGCGCGCACCCAGTCTGATTCTGTTGCCGCACCACCACGAATCTGGATTTTCCAGGCTTCAGCTTCCTTGACAGGATCAATCCACGGCATGACCGGACCAGAATATGTTGCGTTATATAATGTTTTTATATCCACATCCGACGGAATTTTCAGCAACCCCGCGGCAACCACCATATTCAGCCATGCCCGGTACACCGGACGGGTTACAGCACCAATAAAACAGTCCTGCAGGATCAGATAGCCATCGGTGGACTCAACCAGCTCCTGTCGCTGGGAACTGTAGGTACCGTTATAGTTACGTGCTGCACTGGAAAAACTCAGACGAGTGCCCGCCGCCATGGCCCGCAACTGACCATTACGAAAAGTTTCCAGATTAGGGTTAGGCCGATCAGATTTGACCATGCCAATATCTTCCCCCTTACGCAGATCGTCATAAATAATGCCAGGAGTGATATGCAGTTCCCGATCATTACCTTTATTCGTCACAGGTTCCTCATAATCCTGCCCGTCTCCTTTACGAATATACAGCCCCAGTGCCGCAGCAATGCGCGCCGCTACCAGCTCAGCATCTTCATATTCCTTAAGCGCACTGATCCGCATCAGCACACCTGACAACATGGATGTGCCACGCGTCTGATGAAGGCGGCGGGTAAACTTCAGATGCACCATATTTTCAGCGGCGATCTCTTTGGTTTCGCTCTGTCGCCCGGTAACCGGATAATTTTTATAAACCAAATATTTTTTCGGCCTGCCCCATTTATCCAGAAAAACCCCCTGATTCATTCCCGCAGACTCATCACTGAGCATGGGCACAAAATCCGGCTCCATTGCCTCGAGCCAGAAAGGCACACCGGCAGTCCGCGCCAGCCCGGCACCTGCGCCTCTGACCATCTGGGCAAACACTTCTCCATCACGTAACCAGGTACGCAACAGCAGACGTTCGAGCATGGGGCGCGTATGCTGCCCGGTCACATCCGGACTGACAGACCATTCCGCCCACAAACGACGGATAATCATTGCCAGCTCTGTAGCCATATCACCATTTTTCAGTAATGGTTGTGGTTCAACAATGATCCCCTTTGCACCAATCACCCGCTCCTCAAGTTTGTCGAAAACACCGATTACCAGGTCATGATTGATGTCCAGAAAACGGGCCTGTTCCCGCAGAGAAACCGCCCCGTACTTACTGAGCTGGTCGGCAGAACGGTTTTCCCGTCGGGCTTTGTGTGTGCGGGTGGGTTTCACGGCCTCATAAGCGCGAATTAACGCCCTTGAGCGCAACCTCGCAGCTTTCCAGCCGGGAGAAAAAACACCAATCACATCATCAAGAATTGCCATCAGAACCTCGCCAGTTTATACCCCGGATTCCCCCGTCGCCGCGCGGTCAGAGCCACAAGGCGGCGCTCCCACTCCTGCCGCCCCTGCCGGATCTCAGATAAGTTTTCCATGGTCATCTGCTGACCATTAAAGGTGACGGATTTTCCGTCCAGCACCGCCATTTCAGCTTCCGTATAACGCTGAACCATGGCTTCAATATCATTCTTGTTCATAACCATCCTCCGGAAGTCAGCCAGGGGTTAACATCGTCAGTCACTGTTTTCTTCCGTTTTTGTTTTTTAACAGGCGTGGATACCGGTTCCGGTGAGGGTGACGGTCCGGTACTGTCCGGGACACACTCCAGCCAGGTTTCCCGGCTCGCCCACTCCGGTGCATCCGGCCAGCGGATCTTTTCGTATCCATGCAGAATGACCAGAGCCTCGGCATACACCATCAGGTCAAAAGCTTCGTTGGCACCGCGACCCGGCTTACTCCATTTCCCGTCACTACTCCGCTCTTCATACGTCAGTTCGTCGTAAAACCAGCTCCCCAGCCAGTCAGGGAAATGCACATAGCCGGGACCTGGAGAGTCACGCCATAACGCGTTATTCACCCGGTCTTTCAGGGCATCCGTCTGAAGAAGCCAGAGCGGCACATCACCTGCGGCCTGCGCCCGTCGGCCCGTTCGTCCGGTGTTATCAGGGAATGTACGGGTGATCAGTTTTGCGCGCCGGATGCTGTCGCCCTTAAACAGGTAAATACGTTTACCAAGGCCATCACGACGGCAACGACGCCAGAATTTATAGGCATTATCAGTGACCCCGTCTTCACCGCCGGAGTCCACCGCCATTGCCATCAGTCGCATTTGTTGAGAAGGATCGGAGGCCAGCGGCCAGCTTTTATGAAAAACATCCGTCAGCAGGACATCCCAGTCTTCCGGATAGCTGGCCGGATCAATTCGCTGGCTCTCCCCGTCGCTGTCACCGCGCAATGACTGCGTGATGTTGTAACGATCAATAATCCAGCGTTCGCCACGGCTGCCATAGCCCGTTACCTGAACCACAAAACGGCGATGACGTCCCGCCTGCACATCCACTGTCGCCACAAGGAAATTAACGCCATCCGGCACACTGCGGGAAGGAACTGGCTCTGCCCGCTGCTCAAGCAGTTCACTTTTTCGTTGCTCCATGCTGGCGCGGGGAAGATAAGGTAATCCCCAGTCGGTATTGATAACCGTCTTGAGTGTTTCTTCACTTCCGGTTGTCTCGTATTCCTGTTCTGCAGTAAGCAGTTTGTAAACGAGTTGCGAGAGTGTCTGGTAAGCAGCTGCCGGACCCTCCATCCAGAATGACGCAATACGTGAGCGTCGGGGATCACCATAACGACTGCCATCCGCATTGATGGATTCACCATCCCGCAGCCAGACCCCACGTCCGTTCAGCTCACGTTTTTGTTCAGGCATAATCCGTCCTGAACAGGAAGGACACTGAATATAAGCCGCCTCACTTGCCAGCACGGGATCGGCAATATCACGGAAACCAGCAACCACATCGCCGCAGGGCTGAAAATACTCACCACAGTGTGGACAGGGCCAGTACCAGCGACGGCGATCGCCACGGTTATAGAGCGACAGTATCCCAGTGGTTGGTGGAGCCTCATGCGGTGAAGTCCGTCGCCATTTCACATCCTTCACATCCCTGCCGGGGGAACTCTCCACCAGCGTCATACCACTGGACATAAATGTTGTGGTACGTTTTGAGGCAAGAGAGAAAGCATCCCCCTCGCCATCAATATCTTCCGGAAAACGGTCATAATCCGTCAGCGCGACGCATTTATAATCTGATGAGGACATGATATTGACTGACGGCCAGCCGATTTTCAGGTAGTTGCCAGCAAGGAATGTTCTGTCATAAACGTTGTTGTCATTTTTGTTCGGACTCAGGCGACTGACCACTTCCGGGCTGACGCGAAACGTTCTGGCGAGTCGTTTTTTGGAGTGTTCGCGGGCTTTTTCCTCCGTCATCTGAATGATCAGCATATCCGCAGGGTCGCAAATCACGTTGTAAATCACCCAGCCGTCAATCAGGCCGATAGTCTTGCCGGTTCGTGCCGGGCCAACAAATATCACTGCGTCGTATTCACGCGAGGCCAGGCAGTTCATCGGCTCAATAACATACGGTGCCACCAGCGGATCCCACGGGACTGAGTTCCCTGCCCCCATGGGCACCCGCATATACTGAGCAACGGCATCAGCAACCCGCATTCGTCTCGGTGCGCGAAGGATATAACCTGAATCGGTTCGTGCTGCCTTTGCGGTTTCCTGATTCAGCATTACTCCTCCTGCTGTAATTCCTCCTCATCATCCGCACCTGCTTCAGTCACCCGCAGGGCTATCTGATCGCGCAGATCATCAATAATGGACTGAACACGGCTCACAGCGGCAGGCTGCAGACCGCAGTCACGTTCAAGAATATCCGGTAATGTCTCCAGCACCTGCACGACCGCTTTTGCCCAGATGGCAAACTCCCGTCTGACATCACTGGCCGGAATGAGTTGTGCCGTTTCCTGTTCGAACTTAAGACGCTCACGTTCAGACTGATACCAGGCTTTGCGCTCATGCGCGTCCATTTCGCCTTCTGCAACCGGCGGTGGTAATGCCAGAAATGCCGACACAATATCAACCACCCGATAAAGCTTGAGGTTGCTTTCATGCCCCCCTGCAACGGGTAGATTTTGCAGCCTTGCCGCAGCAGTCTGGCGATGTACACCTGACAGTGCCGCCAGCTGACTGATATTCAGCGTCAGATTTTTTAACTCTCGATCCATACCCGCTCCAGAATGTTTTAAACATGCATCTTGCGAACAACTTTAGGCAAACGGTGTTAGCGATGAACAAAAAACAATCAAAATCGACACCACAAAAATAAAACCACTGCAATATCAATACATTACAGTAGTGGTGATGACGAATGAAATTTCAAAAACTAGCCTTTTTCCGCGACGCTCCCGCCCCGTGGCAGGCCACCCCACCGGAAGGACCCGCCAAAATGAGAGTGATTATCACCATTGCTGATGAATAAATTGATGAAAATCATTGAAACGCCTTTCAGCAAGATAACGGCGACGGTCGTTGTTGAACTCCGTAACTCTGCTACTAAGGTTAAAAGCATGGCCATCTTTTGCCACCGGCAAATCTTCAATGGATTTCCCCTGCCGGTTTTTTATTCCTCACATTATCGCAGCCCCTCAGTGAAGGGCTGCTGTAATGCCTGCTGTTACTCAGTAACGACCGCGCCTTCCGGTAATTTCATACCGGCAAATACCGGACAGCCCGGGGATCGTTATCTGCAGCTGGTTAGCCAGGGAGTTAATCTCAGCGACCAACACTGGCTTCGTATAGCGCCATGCCGCCAGCCCTTGTCCACAGAAGCTCGCCATATCTTTTTTCTGATCAAACTCATGACACTTCATATTGAGCTGCGCACTTAAGCTGTTGCGATGCTGAAGTTCTCCGGTGAAGTAATCATCCAGGACTTTATAGGCTGCATATTTTAATCCGGGGTTTAGCCATGCTGCATAATCATAAGCAACAAACTTCCCGCCATATGTTCCACCGTGTACACTGCGCTCAGTAAAAACCACAGATTCGTGTTTTTTCTCCAGCTACTTAATGCGCTGGGTGCGGATATATTCCTGCGCCCCTTCCAGTTGCTTCTGCATCGTCATCAACCGTTCTCTGAGGGTGAAATAATCCCGTTCAGCGGTGTCTGCCAGTCGGGGGCTGGTTGCATTATCCATGCTGGTGGGTCCGGTGGCTTCACGCACGGCTGCGGAGCAACTGGCATTGACCCGCAGGCGCTTACGACCAGCGGCAACATCAGCGCGCAGAGTTTCATTTTCAGTTTTCGCATCGGCTAACTCCTTCGTGTATTTTGCATCGATCGCAGCAACATCACGCTGACGCTGCTGCATGTCAGCGATGGTGGCGGTCGCCTGCTTCAGCTCACTGACTTTTTTATCACGCTGTTCTTTGTAGGCGATGGCGTTATCACGGTAATGATTCAGCCCCAGACTAAGCACAACACAGGCCACCAGCAGCATAGCAATCACTACATACAGAACACGGTTCATATCACCACCAACGGATTGCCCAGACCAGAACAGCGACCGCCACAAGGCGAATTGCAAAGGCCGTTGCCCGAATAAAATCAGCACTCATCTGTTTAAATAAATTGTTGTGTATGCAACCAGTGCAGTACAAATAATCCATGCAACTGGCGTCAGTATATGTCTGATGCCCCGGCATACCGCGATGATTTTTGCGGCATCGTCAGCACCCTGCGAAGTTGTTTCTGCTTTTATCATCAGTTGCCATGTCCCTCATGACACCCATCACCACTCACGATTTCAGAGCAACAATCAATTTTGCCAGCCCATACAGCATCGGAGACACGGCGATGCCAACCGCCACCCACTTAATGGCAAAAGCCACCGCCCGGATAAGGCAGAGATTCGCCGTATTTTCTGTCTTATCTACAAACATATGCTATCGCTGCAACCGCAAAACCAATTGCCCCGATCATTGCCGATAATGCAAGAATAATTCCGGCAATATTTGCTGCTTTAGGTGTCATACTGCACCCTATACTCAGAAAGGTTTTATTGTTATCCTTTACCTGCATGAATTATATCCATGTCTGATTTGTCAAAATGCAACCCCGGACTGTTCCCCCAGCCGGGGTTTTACTTTTATTCACTTACCTTTTGCCAGTTTGCAGGATTTCGTGTTATCCGCTCGCGGGAGCACACGCCATTTTTCAGCAAAATATTCTGCTAGCTGTCGATACCCCAGCACACCAGTGCCGCTTCCTGGTCACGGCGAATAACCTGTCCATAGCAGTTATTTGAAAGTATGCGGCAATCGCGCCCACCATCTTTTATCCACCAGCGAATCGCCTCGCATGCACCCTTACGATCACCGGCATTCAGCCGCTTATAAAACGTCGACGGGAAACACTTACCGGGGCCAATGTTATAGGGACAAAATGACGCTATACCCGCTTTCTGTGGTTCGGTCAGTGGTACTTTAATATTGCGCTCCACCCATGCCAGCGCCTTATCACGTTCAATAGCGTTAACCTGGTCGCATTCTTCCTTCGACAGCTTCATTCCCGGTATGACGGGCTTACCATCCACCATTGTGGCACCACGACAGATGGTCCATATACCGGAACCATCGCGGTATGCCGTAGTGTGGTTACCCTCTTTTTCATCCAGAAACTGGTCAAGTATTTGAGGAGCAGACGCGCCTGCAGCAATCAGCGCCAGAACAGCAGCTGACAGGCCGTATTTGATTTTTGCGCTCATGGATATTTATCAGGATGCTACCAATGAAAGATACTGGAAAGCCAACTGCAAAAAGCTAACAACCCGTAATCGAGTTATCAGAACTGTTAATTTTTATGGTATACCGCGCCTCTGAACAGGGGCGCGTTTCTGGCAACAGCTCGTCCCCTTCACATAACCCGGCAGCAACATCCAGGAAGACCTGTCTGATGCTCCTTCTGGCTGCTGCCTCATAAAACTCCAGCGCTGCACCTTCAACACGGTCCAGCGAGATGTCCAGGTCAAAAATTTCACCGTCAAAGCGTTTTTTGTCCCGTAACGCTAAAGTTACCGTAACTTTATTCTCAAAATTGCGGATCCCTTTCACAATCAGTTCATAGTTTTGAATCATTGAATTACTCTCCCCGTGCAGCCTTACGCTTGTCTTCTCTGATTTTGAAGTACAGATTTGTCAGATAAGTCAGGAAGCCCAGAATCAGACTCCCCAGTACACCAATCGCAGCCCACTGTGACGGACTGACCTGATCAAGCCACTGTAAAAACCAGTAGCCAGCACTGCCTGCGGAGGTGCCATAGGCAATGCCCGTTGAAATTTTGTCCATGGATTTCATAGCCTCACCTCCGCAAATAACGGATGGCGTAGTTTTACACTGAGAAATGAAAGGGATTTGAAAAGAAAAGCCCGCAAAAGCGGGCGAAACGATATATACAGTAAGGAAAGCACTCTATCCAACAAACCACCCACAGTTAATCGGAATAAAAGCAGAGTGCTTATGAATGATCGCCTGCCCGAAGGTTAGTATTTCTGCACAGCAATTTTGCAAAAAAAGGCGATCATTCATAACTTAAACGTCTTTCAGTCACTCCGGGATTTCCCATCATCGCAGACTGAAAGACTCTGACTGGAGCGGGCAGCGGGAATCGAACCCGCATCATCAGCTTGGAAGGCTGAGGTAATAGCCATTATACGATGCCCGCATATGGTGCCGACTACCGGAATCGAACTGGTGACCTACTGATTACAAGTCAGTTGCTCTACCTACTGAGCTAAGTCGGCACTGGACCGCCACCGGGGACTCGAACCTCGCACACTCAACTTAAAGGGTTGACGCTCTTTCCTGATGAGCCAGTGGCGGTTGGTGGCCCTTGCTGGATTTGAACCAGCGACCTGGCGATTATGAGTCGCTCGCTCTCACCACTGAGCTAAAGGGCCGGGCGCAGGATAATAACGTTACGAAATCAATGTTGCAAGCATTCAAGAATTACCTGGTTAAAAATTACCCTTACTTCCTCCACCAGCGCATTCACCATGTCTATCCGAGATAAGTGGCACAAAAAAACCCGCTTGTGGGCGGGTTTTGTTTGCTTTTGCCATCACGTACAAAATCGGCAAAATATCAGATTTGCATGAAATATATGCCTTTCAATCTGCTTTTGCAACACTTTGCTTTGAAAATGCCGCCTTTTGTTTTGAACGTGTTCTCATTACAAACAATAAAGCCTCACTATCCAGTCGGTGAAAAATGTGTTTCATTGCAACCCAGTGACGAGTAAATGTTTTGGACCAGTTTTTAGTTGTCACTCCCGCCAGTAATGCCAGCTCCTGGTATTCATAACCTTCCCCACCAAAAAGTTCTGCTTTTACTTCCTGCGCCGCCAGCCAGATTAATTTTTTCAGGCGTTCCTGCGTTTTCCCTGCAATTTTTCTGGTACCGGATTGAGTATTAAATTCATTCCACGCCCACTGTGTTATCGCGATCTGATATTCCCAACAAATACTCCCGCTGTAACACCACAACAACCAGGCTTTATGATGTTCTTCAAGAGACAGAACCGCCCGCCGCCACGATGATGTCGAAAACTCAACCGGACTGACCAGAGGAATTGACGTCCCCTTCGCCAGCGATTGCTTTCCCGGGATTGGTGGATTATCCCGCGTTATCATTTTTCCAGTCACTTCATCGCGGTACCGGATTTTTTTACGCCTGTAACGCCCTGTATCAAACATGGCATTCTCCTGCCAGGCCTCAAGCTGCCCTTTTGTTGATCCACTCAAATCGGCGGTGGCAATCATGAGTTGCTCACGAACAAACTGTAAATACTGGTTATTCATGCATACTCCAGTTCTGTGATTTTTATCCCCAACCGCCCACCAGGAACAAGCTGACCGCGCACAATATTAATTTCATCAAACTGCTCGTCGTCTATGAGCAGCCCCGCATGCGTCAGTACATCCAGTGGTGCCTTCAGGATATTGTCCAGGTCACGACGGCGCTTATCCGGTGGCTCTGCAATAATTTCTATTGCCGGCCTTCCGGACAGGTTTAATTTCAGTTGCTGCTGGCGAACAATAAGCGCCACATCACGGCGATAACGCTCACCGACTTTTGATACAAAATATGTGCTGCCACGGCGTCGCCAGTAAGTGTTCACCGTCGGCGGGTAAGGTAAAACCAAATCTATGAGCATCAGTCACCTCTTTTACCCAAGCACGCCAGTTGCAAAGGCGTGATCAAGAAAACGAAAAATTAAATCAACCTGAGAACCATGCTTTTCTTCGAACGCCAGCGGATCCGCATGAAGCTCGTTGTGATGCTCCCGACACAGCGGTAGCGTGAAAATATCGTGAGATTTTGTCCCCATTCCGCCCTGACCATGACCAATCAGGTGATGGGGATCGTCGGCTGGCTTACCACAACACGCACACGGCTGTGTCTTCACCCAGCGTGTGTATTTCTCGTTAACCCAGCGGCGACGTTTAGGTCGTTTCATGAAAGATTCCGGAGACTCAGGATCAACGGCAATGCTGACCACCGTCTTTTCCTGTGGTGGGTTCTGTTGCTGGTGGACGTGAGGCAGTAACGCAATATTTTTTGTGCGCTGCTTCAGTATGCTGGTGGCTGTCTGCTCTCCCGGTACGATGTCGCTTTCACGGTACATTGAGCGGATTTTTTCCGCACGCAACCCCAGCGAACGACGTAATACCGCTTCCGGTAGCGCGTCCGCCACCTGATTGCGGACCGCCCACCAGGATAATTCAGCCAGAGATAATTCACGCTCCTGCGTACCGCTTATTGCGTGACCGATGACGTCAATCATCCATGCTGACAGGTTTTGATGAGCAAGTTGCTCGAGTGATTCGGATGTCTGGTCACGCAGCTGGTTGTCGCAGTGCCAGCACAACACCATTGCGCCGGTACCATAACGGTGAATGACGGTTTCGCTGTGATGATAATCGCCGTGTGGCCACTGGCAGGATTTAATATGGCGCAACAGCCAGTCAGACAATGCACCAGCACCACCAGCAGCACGAATCACCCGTGCGTTACTGAAAAACGGCAGCAATGTTTTGTCTTCCACTAGCGGCTGGCGAACGGCAGGAACGACCCCGGACGGCAGATTACGCATGCTTTTCGGTTCCGGCTCCACCAGTACCCGGGTATTGTGGAATACCGGCATGGATTCACGGCCCGGCTTAACGATCACCAGCCCGAGTTCCGGTACCAGAACAGGTCGAAGTAATACCCGCACGTTACCTCCAGATGCGTTGCTGGAATGTGCGGGACGGACGCGGTGGGCGTTCGGAGTAAGGAAGCCTGACGGAGATTATCCAGTGACGATAATCGAGACTGAGGGCTTTCTTAACCTCGTATCCGCGCCTGCGGTAACACTGAATCAGCCATTCAGCCTGTTCTTCGGTGCAGGGGTCGTGCTGATACCAGTCAGATTTGAATGCATGAGAACGCCGCCCGTGCCTGCTGGCAAAGACGGCTGAATTATCAGAATTGTATGGTTTGGTATCGTGCGCCATCTGTTTTCTCTGCTGGCGCAGCAGGTGCCAGTTGTTCAGGCTGGCGTGCGGCAATATTGTCTCTGATTTCTGTTGTCGTCAACAGGCAGCGTGCTATCATCGAATAGTGTTCTATCCTACTCCGTGAGGTTTACCATGCGTACAACCCAACAATTCAGCATTACATTAACTAACGAGATGGCTGACATGGTGCGCGCCCGTGTGGCTTCCGGTGCCTATGCTTCAGAAAGCGAGGTCATTCGTGAAGGGCTTCGCGCACTGAATGAGCGCGATAAAGCAATCGAAGCGTGGTTAACGCATTCAGCCGCCCCCTCTCTTGATTCTATCCGCGAAAATCCAAACAACGGACGCTCCATTTCACAGGTTCGCGCCGCGATTCGATCCGGGAAGTAATCTGCATGACATTTGAAGTCATCATTACCCCCGAGGCCGAACAGCAGATAATAAACCTGCACGGATATATAACGGAGAAAGCAGGAAGCGTCATTGCTGACAATTATGCCAATGCGCTTCTTGATTATCTTGATGGGTTTTCTACATTCCCACATCGGGGCAATAAACGCGATGATATTCGCCAGGGAATGCGAGTAACTCACTTCCGCCACAGAACGATTATTGCTTTTGCCGTTGATGGCAATAAAGTCTTTATCGCTGGCGTTTACCATGGAGGGCAAAGTTATGAATCTGACTTTTTATAGTTTATATTTTCACTAACAAAAAACTTAAATAACCAAGAAATACTTATAAAAGGGCTTCTAAATGAATAAAACAATTTGTTTTCTATTGGTTTTTGCAATTTCAGGATGCGTCAACCCTTATAACTACAGAGAAGAACAAAATGTTATTATCTCGTTCAAAACAAATTCTCCACCACAAGAAATACAAGAATGCATTCTCAGTGAGTGGCAGCGTACACCTCTCTTAGCCACTATCACGTCTCAAAAAATTGGCAAGTATTACAGCGTATTAGCGGTTGCAGATAATGCCGACATTTATAAGTTGGCAGATGGTTCTACTATCATTGATTTTTATTCCCTTCGAGGGGTCTTAGACCCCACCAATGGGAAAAGCAAGAGGATTCAGGGAATTAAATCATGTATTAGCACTAAATAATCATCAGTTCGAACCCAGAAACAGCCAAATAGATTTTATCTCAGGTGCGTTGAGGATGCCTGACACATCAGAGGTGGCGAGGGATTTCTCCCTCGCCTGGTTTTTTACTTCTCAGATTCGTAGGCTACGAAGACAGCGACCTCCGTCTGGCCGGTTCGGATTCGTACCTCGCAGAGGTCTTTCCTCGTTACCAGTGCCGTCACAATGACGGTTAAACAGATGACGATAAGGGCGATTAACATCGCCTTTTGCTGCTTCATAGCCTGCTTCTCCTTGCCTTTCGGCACGTAAGAGGCTAATCTTCAGTTGTCGAGACATAAGACTGGCCTCACTTTGTACTGACCCCAAAAAGTTGGACAGTTAAACACGAGGCATATAGGTCTGATTCCGATATTCAATTGGAGTCAGACCTTTTAATTTCAGGCTAATTCTTCTGCTGTTGTAGTATTCAATATATTCCGTAACAGCATCCTTCAGTTCGCTTATATTACTGAACTCATCAAGATAAAAACACTCCGACTTTAAGGTTCCAAAGAAACACTCCACCACAGCATTATCCAGACAATTGCCTTTTCTGGACATGCTTTGTTTAATACCATGTTCTTTAAGGATATTTTGATATCTTCTCATACGATACTGCCATCCCTGGTCAGAGTGCAGAACAGGATGCTCGTGAGGATTAAGCTTTTTGAATGCCTGATCGAGCATATTCTCAACCATGTTCATCACTGGTCTTTCCGAAAGGCTGTAAGAAATAACTTCGTTGTTGAAGAGATCTATTACTGGAGACAAATACAGCTTGCGCCCATTGACTGCAAATTCAGTAACATCGGTAACCCACTTCTCGTTTGGCCGCGTAGCCTTGAAATCTCTTTGGAGAACATTAGGGGCGGTTTGCCCTACCTCTCCTCTGTAAGAGCGGTATCGCTTGACCTTAATCGCTGCTTTAAGTGAGAGGGTTCCCATCAGGCGCTGAACAGCTTTATGGTTAATCTGTTTCCCTTCTCGATGAAGAGACAGCGTTACCCTACGGTATCCGTATCGGCCTCTATTCTCGTGATAAATCTCACTAATACGCTTTTTAACGTCCGCATACTTGTCAGGCTTGCTGAGAGCCTTTAGATGATAATAAAACGTACTGCGCGGTATCTCCGCAGCCCTGAGAAGCTCATCAAGAGGATAAAACTGCCTTAGCTCGTTGAGTACTTTCACTTTTTCGTGGGATGAGCTAAGGCTTTCAGCTTTTTTAGATACATAAGCCGCGTTTCAAGAAATCGAACTTGCCTTTCAAGATCCTCAATGCGTCGGTCTTTTGACAGCTCCAATGCTGATGCCGCTTTTTCTGGATCAACTGATATTGCAATGTTTCTTTTGGTGCCAATCTTGAGCGCGCGTAAACCAGCTTCTCCGCGCTCTTCATAGACCTTCAGCCACCTGGCTACAGAACCACTACCAGCAAGCATAAAGTGAGCAGCAGCCTGATTAAGGGACATGTGCTGCTCGATCACAGCTTTCACGACCTTAATACGCAACTCTGGATCAGCACTAACGCCTTTAGGTTTGGGAATTAAACCTTTTTCTCCATGTTTTTCATAGAGGGCAACCCATGTCCTGACCTGGGTTCGGGGGACACCAAAACGTGCCGAGATGATCCTGTAACCATCATCAGTTGTGAAGTAGTGATTCACGACTTCAAGGCGCTTTTCAAAAGGGTATTTTGGCTTTGACATATTAGGGGCTATTCCATTTCATCGTCCAACAAAATGGGTGCAGTACACTTCGATTTATAGTCGGGTGGGGCTTTTCTCTATCTGCCTTTTGGTGTTCATGCCTGAGACAGATAGCCTCAAGCACCCGCAGCAATTCTACTTATGACGCAATTTAATGACAACAACTCTACAGCGGTAGTGTGTTTAACTATTGACATTGATTAACTCATTATTCAAAATTTTTGCGTACGCATTAATGATTTTGTGTCGTTGTTGTGATGGTAAAAAAATCACAAACGATCTAACAATAACATAGGTGATATTTTCAATATGGAAATTAAGCAAGTTATCGTTCATGAACTAATTAAAGAAGCAAAAAAGGATTTTGATTTTTCTAAGCCGTATCAGCTTAGATCCACTCCTCTCGATAAAACCAATCCAATTGTTATAAAACTTATTCAAGACATTTCATCTTTATATGGAACCAAAGGCAATTCTGCACATTATGGCGTTTTTAAAGAGGAGAAAACAGAACAAGGGCCTGTGCCATCAATATTTGAAGAGTATTCTCAGTCAGAGGATAACATTAATGAAAAGTTTGTGCCTTTTTCTATTGAAGTGATGAAGCAACTTGTAAAAAAAGCCAAAGAAGAACCTTGGTCATCTGGTGGTTTTATTGTGTTTTGTGACTATATTGTAAATAACAATAAATTCTTTTTAATTGCAATGATTAAAAAGAAAAATGGTGTTACTATCAGCAACAAACTCGAACCTGAAGAAATGATCCATTTGGATCTATCCAAAATACACCAAGCAGCAAGAATAAATTTCAATCTCTACCAACAATATAAAACTGCTGATGAGTCTGAAAAAATTGACTTAAGTTATCTAAGTTTCGTAAGTAAAGGAGTGGGTCAATCCACATCAGCATATTTTATTGCAGCAATAGGATGCGACAAATCACTTGCAGCAGCAAAAGCCACAAAAACTACCAACTGTCGCAAAACAATTTTTTAACCAAAAACCAGAACTTAAAGCATGTGCCAATAGATTTAAACATGACGTTATTGCATATTTAGACACACAAGCAGCTAAAAATTTGTCAGCCCGATTGAGTGATATTGAAGTAATTGCAGCACGTCACATGACAAATTTAGATGAGTCTACCAAAGAATCTTACACTCACGAATTAATTCTTTTTTTAAATAGTGAAAATGTGAGAATCCCAACTGAATTTGTTATCAGTAAACGGGCGTTGAAAGACATTAAAAACATCACCTTTAAGACTGATGAGATTGGATTTAATTTTGACAAGTCTCTCCTTGGAGTGACAGCTGATGATGATGTGTGGTACGATGAAACAACTGGAAGATTATCATTTACAAACTTACCAGCTGAATTTAAGGCTAAACTAAGCGCTGTGGTAAAAGAAAATTTAAAAATAAGGGATAGTGGAAAAGAAAATGGCTAATTTATCAACGGTTGTAGATTTTTATAGAGCATCATCGAAGCCCCAATTCGACGGACGTTCTTTTTCTGCAACTGTTGAAATAAATAATAACAATCAACGTTTGGTAAACTTGTTAGTAAATTCACATAAAGCCTACGGTTATTTTGAAGATGTTGATATTAATAATGAGTTCATTGACGAAGACGATTTAAAATCACACCCAATTAAAATTGGAGATAAATTCTCATACACTTACATATCCCCTAAAAATGGAGCAGAACGTTTCTATAACTCAATTCAAGAGTTCCTTTGTATAAACTCACTCAAGAAAGGTGTAATTCCTAAAGAGTATTACATAATCGATGAGGATTTTCATCCGTCTGATTCAAGTAAACCGGACGAAATTATAAAAATCGAGAAAATTTGTGCAATTATTTCTTCCCTGGCTGAGATTGCGCACTTTCACGATACAAAATCGGAATCTTCAAATTATCGTTTAGTTTTCGTGAAAGATTCTGACGCAAAATCAACATCTATTATTTTAGAAACGTGCATTACACCTAAGATGCTCAATATAAATGACATTGATGATGCTATCATCAAGAGTCTTTTAGATGTAAAAAACGCCCAAATCCCCCATCAAGCAGAAAAAACAGGTATTTTCAGGAATACCATAGTGGAGTTTATTCTCGATAACAAATATGATTTTGAAAACCTAATTTGCCATTGGGATAAATTTGTAAAGCTATTTGAAAATAATTTATCCACGTATATGAGTGGTTTTTCATTCCATAAGGCACGAAAAGAAATTGCGAAGTCTGAAGCAGAGTTTGCTGAAAAAATCTCAAAACTTATTACTGATTTGACGACAAAAGTATTATCAATCCCTGTGTCTTTACTGGCATCCTTCGGGATTATAAAACTAACATCAAGATCTGAAATGTTACTCGTTTTATTAGGTGTATTGTTAAGCTCACTTATTTTATATATGGTATTACTCAATCAGGATAAACAATTAAAACATATTTATCATGCTAAAGATATAGCATTTATGCCTTTTCTAAAAAACAATGAAAATTATCCAGAAGACCTTAAGAAGGACATTAATGAGGCTCTATATGAACTATCAAAGAGCCAAACCAAATGTGATAATACAATAAAGTTATTTATGTATTTGGCTTGGCTACCAAGTTCTATTGCAGCAGGAATATTTCTTGTGAAGATTTTTATTTAGCTCTAACAGTTAGAGCATTAATACTCCCTCCAATACTCCCATCGCTGCTTGTATTTTTTTTCTAATAGTCCCATCCGCACATTTCTTTCTTTTTGCGATCTTTCTCAAAGAAACGCCTATTACAAAGTGGGCAACAATTAACTCATATTCATCTATTTTATATTGTCTGAGTCTCAATATCCACTCATCAATCACTCGCCCTTCATCATCGCTGCTCTGGCGACGCAATTTTTTACCATGAGGCACAACATCTTTATATTTATCAGCCACTTGCTGCCAGTTGATAGAACTATTTCCAGCTACAGCCCAAGCTCCCCAACAGTCCAAAATATCATATATATTAGCATTGCTATCTACCTGTTTTTTATATTCTTTTTTGAAGCGAGCAAGAAGCATCCTGGCCATCGTTATTATTTCTATACTTGTAACTGATTCATAAGCATCAGGAGAAATAATCCTCCCATCACTTAATGCCCTTTCACTAAGATTTGCTATTTCCAATAATCGTTCTTTAGTTATTTCCATTATTATCTCCACCGCCCTTTCGGGCGACCTCCTGATGCTCTGAGGGTGCAGAAATCCCTCCGGTTAAGGATTAAATTTTATTTACAGTGCTGGATTTAATTATTCAGATTTGGATTATGCTTTCTCTTCACTCCGGTATACAAGAATTACAACGTCACCTCTGCTAATCACGCGAGCTGGCTCTCCTGGTTCTATACTGTCAATATCGAAGGTCTCAAAAAACGCATTCATTGCCTTCTGCCGCTGCGTCTGTTTACAGCGTTTATTCCATTCTTTCAGTAACATCAGTGACAGCCACCGCCATGAGCAGAACATGATGTAGCACCAACCAAGAAGCGCCAGCCCCGTATTGAGGGCCGTACCAATCGTCATTGTTGCGTCGATATTCACTGTACCTCCTCCTGGAAAATAACTGCATGCCCCAGTTTCTCCGCCAGTGCCAGCTCTGCCTTAGCGCCCGCTGACCGCTGCCAGCCATTCAGCATGTAAATCGCATCCACACAACGAATCATTGCCATGCAAATATCCATGTAGTGCGGCTGTGCCAGTCCGTCCGGAAGTACTGCCGGGTTTAAGACGGTATGCCCTTCCCGTTTCAGTTCCTCTTCCACCTTGTGAAATGCCTCACGGTTGAAATTTTCATATCCCGTCATTGGACCGGCAATATAAACTCTCACCCTCACTCCATCACCTCCTGAAAGTTTCCCCGATAGAACGCCAGCACACGCTGCATAACTTCGCTCCTCCTGCTCTCACGACAAATTATGTTCTGGTGCCTGTCGTAGCGGCGTATTTCGCCGTCTGGTAACGACCAGATAAGGTCCGGATCAACCACTGCAGGTTTCTTCAGCTTTGCCCTTGAGAGCTTTTTACGGGTATTTTGCCAGTCCTTACGCGCCTGTTCAGACGGGAATAACCCGTAACCAGAGTTGTATACATCGCCACTGGCAACCAGCTCTCTGGCCAGAACGCTCATCAGATATCTTGTTGCCCCAGTTTTAGTTTCCAGTTGTCGTAACGTCTCGCGCCCACTCTGGCGTACGAGTTCAACAACCTGCCCTTTAATTTTTTCCCGCTCTTCTTGTGTAAAAACTTTTGCCACAAGCCCTCCTGAAAATTACCTCATGACCAGAAATTAACACTTACCCCCTGAAGCCCGGCGGAATTTCAGTGTCCGGTTCAGAAATGTGATTCACGCAACGCTGCGCAGGCGAACGCCCCAGGCGGATAACCAGTTCATCCCATTTTTCCCGGAGTTTTGCCGGACTCATGATGTTTTTTACCCAGAACGAATCCCGCTGGAGACGCCCAAACATTTCACAAATTTGTCTGTGAGTTCTGCCATCCAGCATCCGCATTGTGCGAACGTCATTGGCCCATGCCGTCCAGTTGGGTTCTTTCGGTCTTGTGATCTCGCCATCATAGCTGGCCGCCTGCTCGTAAAGACTCACGATTCGTCCCCAGATCCACTGTGCGCACACCAAATCTTCCTGACTTCCCCACTGGCGTTTTTTCGCACTGAACACAACCGCGTCAGGGTGTCGGGTTAAAAAATCCTGTTCAGCCGTCTGCGGGTCCGGTTGCGAAGCGTCCGGACAAGAAGATCTTTTATCTGACGGATCAGGTTTTAATACTGACGGATCGGGGTCAATCATCGCCCCCCTAATCGGCAGTTTTTTATCAACAGTTGATCCATCAAAATTTGACGGGTCAACCGTTGAGGGGTCAATATTTGACGGGTCAACTGTTAACGGGTCATTTTTTGCCGGGCTAATTTTTCTTTTCGGTTTATATGACTCACGCGCCGCCGCCGCAGCTGCTTCGAGTTTTTCCACATTAAGCCGATAGATATTGCTTACATTACGCCCACCGACCTTACGCTCTTCCTTCGTCAGCCAGCCCTCTTTCGCCAGTTCTGCAATAGCCGATTTCACTGTGGATTCACTTCTTGCACCGATCTGACGCCGGATAGTTTCAATGGCAGGCCATGACACGCCCTCGTCATTGCTGTAGTCTGCAAGACGGGCCATAACCGCCACCCTGGATAAGATCATGCCGGTGAAGGCGCACCCTTCCCAGACAAGACCATGAAGCTTGCTGCTCATAAAACCCCCGAACACCGTGCTTTTAGTGCATCACCACAGCATTCCCTGCCGGGCCGCCGCGATTCATCTGGTCATACAAAACAACCGCTGACGCAACAAAATCATCGACATCCTTCACCAGCCGATCCCTCCGTTCGACGATCTCACGGTAATATTCAGAACTGTGGCTGCGCATACGGGCCACCAGCAAAGGCGGCATCGCCTTTTCGATCGCCGGTAACAGAGCCTGCATTTTTTCAACAGCATCAGGGGTGTCTTTATCCAGCCAACGGAAAATTTTCTGGGTATTACGGGCCAGGGCTTCCGGATGGCTGTCGTCATACAGTTCCGGGAACGTCATTCCCAGCTCGAAATACGCTTTGGTAATTTTCGCAGCCGGTACTTTTTCGCCGTCCGGATGCGCCCAGGCATTCATCGCCATGCGGATGTGTTCATGCTTGATTTTCATGAATCCCCCCTTGGTTAGAAGGCGGATTATGATCAGAACCGGGAATGACAACCGTCGGTATGTGTAACTCATATTTGAGCGCCCCGGCAGTGACTGCCTGAATTAGCAACGCCCATTTCCACGGAACCTCTTCCCCCCACATGCTGACTGTGGTTTTTGACGTTCCTAGAGCTGCGGCTGTTTTAACAACTCCGCCAAAATAGCCTAATACTTCTGATTTTTTCATGAGTCGCTCCATAAAACTGAACGTCAAAAGTTTAATAATCAAAACCAAAGAAAGTCAAGAAACAAAACCATCTGTGTTTTAAAATCAAAACATGAGCAAGCAAACTATATCTGAACGCATAACCCAACGTATGCATGCGCTAAACCTGAAAGGCAAAGACCTTGTCAATGGCACTGGCGCATCAAAAGGCTCCGTAAGTCAATGGATGAACGGTGGAGGAGCGCCGTCCTCGCGTTACATAAGTTCACTGGCAAAAATATTGAAAGTAAACGAAAATTGGCTTCTTAATGGAGGAGAGTTAAATACAGGTGATTCGCTTGATCTATCTTTACCGCCGATAAAAACGGTTCCGCTACTATCACTTCAGCAGGCAGCAAGCTGGAGTGATTATATGAAAAATTCCTCAATAACCTCTTGTGTGCAGCTTGTCGGAGAAATCCCGGTCAATACCTTTGCAGTTGTTCTAGAGAGTGACAGTATGTCAACATCTGGTGGGGGAGTTTCCATCCCAAATGGTTCAACAGTTTTTGTTGATCCCGATCGAACCGTACAACCAGGAAATATTGTCCTTGCCTTACCCAAAGGGACCACAACACCTGTCATTCGTAAACTGGAGATAGAAGGGCCGGATATTCTTTTAGTCCCCACGAATCCTCGCTACCCTTCAATTATGCTGGATGATCTATCTTGCATATTGGGCGTATGCTTTAAAATTCAACAAGATATTTAACCAACCTCATCTATTTGATTAACTGTATGCCATCGTGGTGATGGCTTAACAGCTGCCTGCTTAAAATGTTTTGATAAAAAAACATTGACCTGAAAAGTTCGTTTTTCTAAACTTCATTCATTCCCTCACCCCATCCTACAGAATGCAGGGCAATACTTCGAGTTACCAGGCAGTGGTCAGGGGTTAAGTAGCCAGCCCGAGGCGTAAGAACATGACGGCAGGGTTCAACTTTAATAACTATGCAGCAGGTTTTTGTTCCGCTACCCCGGCGTTAAGGGGAAATGAGGTCAACATGGATACTATCGATCTTGGCAACAACGAATCTCTGGTGTACGGCGTGTTTCCCAACCAGGACGGCACGTTCACCGCGATGACGTATACCAAAAGCAAAACGTTTAAAACCGAATCTGGAGCGCGTCGCTGGCTGGAAAGAAATTCAGGTGGGTGATATGGATTTCGACACAATCATGGAAAAGGCTTACGAAGAATACTTCGAAGGCCTTGCCGAAGGCGAAGAAGCTCTCAGCTTCAGTGAATTTAAACAGGCGCTTTCCAGTTCGGGAAAATCTAACGGCTGATAAGCGAAACAGCACCGCGAGGAATCAGTATGCAGAAACGAGAACCCGTCATCATCGCGCCAGACTATACCGATGATGAACTTTATGAGTGGATGCGCCAGAAAATTAATGCAGCGCAGGATCTGAAATGGGCCAATGAAGCCAGGACTAAGCAGGCTGAAAATCTGTCCGCTCTGGAGCAGGATATCACCAGGCTGGAAAAAGCAGCGGCATTAAGCATTGCCAGAATGGTTACATACCCACGTTAATAGCTAACCAACGAGGCTAATAATGGAATTTAAAGATTTACCAATGCCATTCCAGGAAATGGCAGCGAATGTGGTTCGCTCTCAACTGGCGACTCTTGACCTGAGTACTGTAGAAAAGGAAACCATCGATACTATATCCGGTAACGTGCGTCGTGCCTTTATAGGTCTGTATGAAGAGAAGCGCCTATTCGGCGGACAGAATTTGCCTGAAAACAAGAATCAAGCAAATGATGAGAAGCTGAAACACATTATCGCCTTACTTTTGGAAGACGCAAAACGTCTACAGCAACTGGAACCAAATGCAGGCACAGAGGCCCGCATTTGGATTGCCATGAAATCACTCAAATGTGAAAGCAGTGATTATTTCAAAACAACAATTAAAACTACTCAACTTTCGGGAGAGCTACTGAAGAAATTGCCATAAGAGCATGGTCTTTCTCTTGTTCTGCAAGATGAGCATTAATACCTGGTATGGTTTTTTCAAATTTATCTATCTGTTGAATAACAACTTCGCGGTATACGTTTGTTTTTGTACCACCAAGCGCAGCCGTTAATGCAGAAAGCATATTTAGTATCATATCAGTGCGATATGAAAGAATCCTGATAGCTTCATCTTGTTTTTCAATAATAGATTGCAGGGCCTCAATTTGCTTTTTATCCATTTCACCCTCCTGAGGGTTGGTAATTAAGGAGTTCTCCACGGGTCAGGTGGAGTGCGTGCGCCGGACACGGGTGAACATCCGGCACTGACAGTTTACTGAAAGGATATGTCCCTGAAAAGTCAGGGCATAACGCGAAAGCGCACGGCGAAATTGGTCTCTCTGTACGGTGTCGTTAAATTTAGTTCGACCGTGCGCTTCCGGTTGTGGCAATCCGCGAAATGGCGCGGCGGTAAGTATGGCGGGGTTATTCCTTCCCCGTTGAGGACACCGGGTTGTCAGGTTGACCATACGCTTAAGTGACAACCCCGCTGCAACGCCCTCTGTTATCAATTTTCTGGTGACGTTTGGCGGTATCAGTTTTACTCCGTGACTGCTCTGCCGCCGTTTTTAAAGTGAATTTTGTGATGCGGTGAATGCGGCTGAGCGCACGCGGAACAGTTAAAACCAAAAACAGTGTTATGGGTGGATTCTCTGTATCCGGCGTTAATTGTTAACTGGTTAACGTCACCTGGAGGCACCAGGCACTGCATCACAAAGTTCATTGTTGAGGACGCGATAATGAAAACGTTATTACCAAACGTTAATACGTCTGAAGGTTGTTTTGAAATTGGTGTCACTATCAGTAACCCAGTATTTACTGAAGATGCCATTAACAAGAGAAAACAAGAACGGGAGCTATTAAATAAAATATGCATTGTTTCAATGCTGGCTCGTTTACGTCTGATGCCAAAAGGATGTGGACAATGAATTCAGCATTTGCGCTTGTTCTGACAGTTTTTCTTGTTTCCGGAGAGCCAGTTGATATTGCAGTCAGTGTTCACAGGACAATGCAGGAGTGTATGACTGCAGCAACCGAACAGAAAATTCCCGGTAACTGTTACCCGGTCGATAAAGTTATTCACCAGGATAATATCGAAATCCCGGCAGGTCTTTAAAACAGTTCCGTAATAAATATCCGGTTTCATTCTTATATGCCAGCAATGGCAGGGATTTGTTCATCCTTAAATCTGTCATGAGGTTAAAACAAAATGAGTAAAGTCTTTATTTGCGCCGCTATTCCTGACGAACTGGCAACAAGGGAAGAAGGCGCTGTGGCTGTAGCCACAGCCATTGAAGCTGGCGACGAACGCCGTGCACGAGCAAAATTTCACTGGCAATTCCTGGAACATTATCCGGCTGCTCAGGACTGCGCTTATAAATTTATTGTCTGCGAGGATAAACCTGGCATACCCCGCCCTGCCCTCGATTCATGGGATGCTGAATATATGCAGGAAAACCGCTGGGATGAGGAGTCTGCTTCTTTTGTTCCGGTTGAGACTGAATCCGATCCGATGAACGTCACTTTTGACAAGCTGGCCCCTGAAGTACAGAACGCTGTCATGGTTAAGTTCGACACATGTGAAAACATCACCGTTGATATGGTTATTAGCGCACAGGAATTGTTGCAGGAAGACATGGCAACATTCGACGGACATATCGTTGAAGCGTTGATGAAAATGCCAGAAGTTAACGCCATGTATCCGGAGCTTAAGTTGCACGCCATTGGGTGGGTTAAGCATAAATGTATTCCTGGTGCTAAATGGCCCGAAATTCAGGCAGAGATGCGCATCTGGAAAAAACGTCGCGAAGGTGAACGCAAGGAAACCGGAAAATACACGTCTGTTGTTGATCTCGCCCGCGCCAGAGCCAATCAACAGTACACTGAAAATTCAACAGAAAAAATCAGCCCGGTCATTGCTGCCATTCATCGCGAATACAAGCAGACATGGAAAACACTGGATGACGAACTGGCCTACGCTCTCTGGCCTGGTGATGTGGATGCCGGAAACATTGACGGCAGCATCCATCGCTGGGCAAAAAATGAAGTTATCGACAACGACCGCGAAGACTGGAAGCGTATCTCGGCATCGATGCGCAAACAGCCTGATGCCCTTCGCTACGACCGCCAGACTATTTTTGGCCTTGTCCGTGGACGTCCGATCGACATTCACAAAGATCCTGTGGCACTGAACGAATACATTACTGAATACCTGACTACAAAGGGCGTGTTTGAAGATGAAGGAACAAATCAGAGCGCAACTGATACTCTCTCGTCGCCAGTACCAGAAACTGATGCAGTGGAAACGGCAATTCCGGACAACGAAAAAACCGAATGCAAAGTGGAAGTCGAACCATCTGTAGAGCGTGAGGGGCCGTTCTACTTCCTCTTCACCGACAAGGATGGCGAAAAATACGGTCGCGCAAACAAACTTTCTGGTCTGGATAAGGCGCTGGCTGCCGGGGCTACTGAAATCACGAAAGAAGAATATTTCGCCCGCAAAAACAGTACATACTCAGGTTCACAACAAAATACTGGTGCATCTGACACGACCGCACAGCCAGAACCGGTAAAAGTTACCGCTGACGAAGTAAACAAAATTATGCAGGCAGCCAATATCAGCCAGCCTGACGCCGATAAGTTGCTTGCTGCATCACGTGGTGAATTTATTGAAGGGATTAGCGACCCGAATGATCCGAAATGGGTTAAGGGGATCCAGACCCGCGATACTGTGAACCAGAACCAGCAAGAAACGGAACAGAACGACCAGAAAGCGGAACAAAACAGCCCAAATACGCAACAAAACGAGCCAGAAACGAAACAACCTGAACCAGTAGTGCAACAGGAACCGGAAAAAATCTGCACCGCCTGCGGTCAGAGCGGTGGTGGCAACTGCCCTGATTGTGGTGCGGTGATGGGCGACGCAACATACCAGGAAACATTCGATGACAAGAACCAGGTTGAAGTTCAGGAAGACGATTCGGAGAAAATGGAAGGCGCTGAACACCCACACAAGGAGAATGCTGGCAGCGCTCAGGATCACGCCAGCGATAGTGAAACTGGCGAGACGGCAGATCCCTTAATTACGGTGAACGGTCATCGCGTTATCACATCCACCAGCAGGACGTGTGACCATCTAATGATCGACCTTGAAACCATGGGAAAAAATCCTGATGCCCCGATTATCTCAATAGGTGCAATATTTTTCGATCCGCAAACCGGAGATATGGGACCGGAATTTAGTAAGACTATCGATCTGGAAACTGCTGGCGGAGTCATTGATCGTGACACCATTAAATGGTGGCTTAAGCAATCACGCGAGGCGCAATCTGCCATTATGACCGATGAAATCCCGTTAGATGATGCACTGTTACAATTGCGGGAATTTATCGACGAAAACTCCGGTGAATTTTTTGTTCAGGTCTGGGGAAATGGAGCCAACTTCGACAACACGATTTTGCGCCGTTCATACGAACGGCAGGGGATCCCCTGCCCGTGGCGTTACTACAACGATCGCGATGTACGCACAATCGTTGAGCTGGGGAAAGCCATAGACTTCGATGCCAGAACGGCTATTCCATTCGAAGGTGAGCGCCATAATGCACTTGATGACGCCCGTTACCAGGCAAAATACGTTTCAGTTATCTGGCAAAAACTGATCCCGAGTCAGGCTGATTTTTAATGTTCAACCGTCGCCAGTTGTCGTTGATATTCTGCAACTGGCGCGTTCCGGAGTGATAGCCATGAGCGAACAGTACCTGATAACGCTCGACGAGTGGAAACCAAAACGGTTCAGTCTCCCAATAACAAACACTACCCTGGTGAAATACGGAAAACTAGGATACATCGTTCCAAGACCACAAAAAATTCGTGGGCGTTGGCTGATAGATCGCCGAGCAGTATTTGTTGGGCCTGGTGAAACGGGAATTGCGCCGGAAATTCATACTGGCGATGATGATGCACTGAAGGAGATTTTAACTCATGTCACCGAGGCCACGAAAAAACAGCACTGACGTAGCCGGTCTTTACGAAAAGTTTGATCGCAGAACTGGCAGAGTTTACTACCAGTATAAAAATCCTGTGACTGGAAAATTTCACGGACTCGGAACAGACAAAGGTAAGGCAGAAAAAATCGCTTCCACAGCCAATCAGCGAATAGCTGCAGCAGAAGCTGAATATTTCATGCGCAAAATTGATGAAAGTCCGTCAGCAACAAAACGTCGGGGTATCAGATTAAAGGCATGGGTTGATCGATATCTGAAAATACAGGACACGCGACTGAAAAATGGAGATATTGCAGCTACAACTCACAAAGAAAAAACTCGAATGGCTGCATACCTGGTTTCCCGTCTGGGAAACCACCCATTGAAAGAACTGGAAGTAAGAGACTTTGCATTAATACTGGATGAGTGGCTGGATAAAGACATGGTCAGCACAGCGAGAGTAAATCGTGGATTATGGGTTGATATTTATAAAGAAGCACAGCATGCAGGGGAAGTTCCTCCTGGATGGAATCCTCCGGAGGCTACCCGTAAACCGATCCCTAAAGTAACCAGAGCTAGGCTCACCATGGAAGACTGGCAAAAAATTTACAATGCAACGCCTGAAAAACACTTTATCCGTAACGCAATGCTTCTTGCGATTGTTACTGGTCAGCGCCGTGATGACATTTGCCACATGCGTTTTTCAGATGTGTGGAACGAACACTTGCATATCACCCAGGGAAAAACCGGAATGCGTCTGGCGTTACCGCTTACACTACGCTGTGATGCCATTGGGATAACGTTAAAAGAAGTTATTGATGGGTGCCGAGACAGAATATTAAGTCCATATCTAATCCATAGTCGGCACCAGAAACAACCGAAGCCGATGAGTAAAGACAACCTGAGCGACTACTTTGCCAAAGCACGGGATCTGGCTGGGATAATTCCACCAGCAGGAAAAACTCCGCCAACATTTCATGAACAACGCTCTCTATCAGAACGGCTGTACCGTGCACAGGGTATCGATACAAAAACATTACTAGGACATAAAGTCCAGGCAACCACCGATCGCTATAACGATACTCGAGGTCAGGAATGGGTTAAGTTGGTTATTTGA